ATTTTTTTGTGATAAAATAACAATCATGAATACAGCAATTTCACAAAAAGAACATCGCATGTTATTGTCTGAAGGTGCAGAAGCAACCTTCGAGGCTCCGATTTCGTTCAGCAAAGCGTATATCGGGAAATTTACAAATAGCCAAGGGGAACAAAGGGATGGTAGAATTATCGAAGGAATAGCTTCTACTGAGGGCAAAGACCAACAGGGAGAAGTTGTTTTGCAAGATAAAATGGATTGCAGTTATCTTCTTGAAAAAGGATATCTAAACTGGAATCATAGCCATGCACCAGAAGACCAAATAGGAAAACCTTTAGAGGTAATAAAGCTGCCGGGAGGTCCAAATACGCCAAACGGGCTTCCTGCGACATATTTTAGGGCAATGCTTTTTGAAAATGTCGGAAGAGCAGATGCTGTTTGGACTTTATCAAAAGCACTTGATGGGTCTTCTGGTCAAGGAATGGACAGATCCCTTGGATTTTCAGTGGAAGGAGGAGTGAAAGTCAGAAACGGAAACGTGCTTGTTGAAACAATCGTGCGCCATATGGCTGTTACACATGAGCCCGTTAATGCCCAATCAGTGGCAAGATGCGTTATAGCAAAAAGCCAAGGGTTTAAAGTTGACGATTCTGTTTTAATAGACACCGCTAATGACAATGTGCCACATTTTATTTTTAAAAGTTACGGAGATTTAGTCAAATCTTTATATTTTATAACAGACACAGACAAAGCCATGTCCATAGGCGCAATGGGCGGGGCTTCGCCCCTTCTTCTCGAAAATCTATCGCGGAAAAAAGACAATCGTCTTCCAACGGTGGTCGAGTTACTCGATGAACCTTGTGCAGAAGGTATGTCTTGTAAAAAATCTTTACAAAATGGATATCACGGCGCATTAGACCATTTGGTTTATTGTGTTGGATTAAACCCAAATGATGCCGCGAATATGATTATTTCTTATTTAAAATATAATTAAAACAAGGAGCAGATAATGTCAAGCACTCAAAGTGAAATGGCGCTTGCAAGACGTCGTCTGAGTCAGGAAATTGATGGGTATAACATGCCAGATGCCCTTCAAGTTCTTGACAAGGCTGTTACGGGATTAATTGATCTCGCAAAAGGAAACGTTACAAATGGGGTTAGTGCCAAAGAATTAGACTCTCCATTTGGAGAATATCCAGAAGTCCCTGGCGCAGGGCGAAACAAAGGAGACCCGATGTTAAAGAAGTTTGCTGGGGTCACAACCCCTCCAAAGCAAAATGTGCGTGGTTCTTCAACGAGAACAAAGGGAACTCACTCAAAGAACCAACAAAGCACGAAGCTTCCTTCGTTTGGTAAGGCAATCCCCCCGCAAGGCACTCCGGGTGGCGCTCCGGGTGGCGCTCCGGGTGGCGCTCCGGGTGGCCCAATGGGTGGCGCTCCGGGTGGCGCTCCGAGTGGCCCAATGGGTGGCGCTCCGGGTGGTGATGGCGGCGCTGCCGATCAAGAACAAATGCTAGATCAAATGTCGCCAGATCAACTTCAAGCGGCGATGGAACAGCTTCTTCAAATTTTGAATTTAATTCGTCAAAAATTGTCAGAAAAAGGCGCGGAACAAAACGCTAATCCCGATCAAGCCGCTGGTCCCGTAGCCGAAAACGGAATGGGCAAAAGCATGAGACGTCGCCACGAAGAGCCGGATGGTGACGAAGAGGGAGAGTGGGACGACGACGAAGATAATGAAGATGATGAAGATGATGACGAAGAGGGATACGACGACGAAGAAGAAGGCGACGACGAGGAAGAAGGCGACGACGAGGAAGAAGGCGACGACGAGGAAGAAGAAGGCGACGACGAAGAAGAAGAGGATGATGAAAGCCAAAAGGCCAAAATGGCTAGGCTCAGAAATCTTCGGCGCTCACAGCGTCCCTCAACTATGCGTAAAAGCCAAGCGATAAAAGTTGATGATATTCACAAAGCGCTTGTCTCGGGACCGGATGGCGCAAGAGTTGCGGAAGTAGTCGAAGCTAGCCGCGAGTTGGCACAAATGGTAAATGTTTTTGGTAGCTATTTAGCAGATATTTCAGAGCGTGTAGAAGAAATTCGACAAGATCAATATCAAAGCACCGCAATGCTGTCGGATGCAGTCGGAACAGTTGTTAAGAGCCAAGCGGCTCTTGCGCTTGGCCTTGAAAGAATGGTGAAGTCAACCGCGACGCTTGCTCGCACCGCGCCGTCTTCGCTTGAAAAGTCAATGCCAAACCCAGGAGTTGTTGTCAACGGAAAAATTCTTGTTGAAGGCAATGATCTTCGCAAATCACGAGCGATGATTGATGAAACTGGCCAAGCTGTTGTGAGCGCTAACGATATCGAGATGCGACTGAATAAGTCGCTCGTTGGAAGTGTTATTCAACAGGCTGTGCTTGATAACGAATATTCACCAAAGGAGGCATTGCGTTGGTTGACCGAAACTGACAGCCCGACAACAGGACCTGTCGGGGTTTTCCGCCAGCTTCCGCCGAAGCTACAAGAGCGCATTGTCGCAAAAATTGCGTAATTAAAAAAAGGAGAAACAAATGTCACTGTTAACAGATTTTCCCTCAGGATATCATAAGCCGGAGCCTTCGAATAAAAGCTTCGACATGATTGTTCGTGAGTGGTCAAGACAACAATTTGGTGGAGACGAAGTTGTTGAGGAAATTAGAAAAGCCTTAAACACAGGCGTCACCACTTACTATAGTGGGGCAACCGGATCCACGCCTGGGTATCAGGTTGGCGGCTCGGGTTCTTATTACCCGTGGGCTTCAGGCAACAACGGAGCAACGTATCCGACTGCAGACTCAACAACTGGAGCTTTAACAACATCGTATCCTGCTGGAAGCTCCACTGCGCTTCGTCTTGAAAACCTTGACAATACAATGACCTCGGTTCTTGCAACTGCGGAACACCTCAAGATTTTCCGATTCCTTCACAAGGAACCGAGCAAGCAACCTTTTTATCAGTGGAATCGTAGAGAGAGCTACGGATCCACAAGAGGATTCTTTGGCTTCCAAGAAGGCGGATTGCCAACAGGCGGTCGTGGACAATGGTCACGTAACGGGGCTTATGTTAAGTTCTTGGGAACGAAGGGAGGCGTTACGCACCCTGCGGTTCTGACAAACATTCTTGGCGGCATGTCCGTTGACCCCGTTGCTGAAGATCAGCTTGGCCGAACGATGGATTTCATGCAGCGCATCGAGCGGGCAATCATGTATGGAGACGAGGATATTGCCGATAGCACTGGTGGGGATTCAAACTACGACGGACTTCTTAAGCTGTTAACAAAGCAGCGTGTCAAGAATGTTATCGACATGAAGGGCAAGCCGTTGACAATGGATTCAATCGCCAATGTTGCGTCTCGTCTGGTTAGTGAAGGAAAGCTTCTCTCGCTTAACGACATCACATTGTTCATGTCTCCGCAATCTATTGAAGATTTTGGTAAGATGCGGTATCAGACGGTGCTAAACAATGGCGTGTACCAAGGGCCGGGAACCAGTGTTGATCGTGCAGAACTTACCTCGTCAGCGAGGAATAACCTCATCGCTGGCTTGTCAATTGTTGGGCAGGCCACATCATTCGGGGTGATTCCTTTCGAGTGGAGTATTTTCACAGAGCCCGTCGAAGGAAACGTTCCTTTGTTCAGCGCTGATCCAAATGCGCCCGCTGCTCCTTCTGCGACGATTACCGGAGCAACTGCAGGCGTCGGAGGTTTTACTGCAACATCAGATCAGGCATGTTTGCAAACAGTCTCGACTGGATCCAATTTCCGCGATAGCTCTGCAACAGCGGTTTATTATCATTATCGTGTGTCGTCAGTGAACGACGCAGGAGAATCGTTGGCGACAGCGCTCACATCAACCCCAGTCAACCCAACATCAACACAGGAAGTTCGGTTACGTTGGAATCGCGTTACGGGATCTGGTCTTACAGGTGCTCGTGCATATCGCATTTATCGTTGCACAGTAAGTACCTCATCAGATACATCTCCCAATGCTGATGCAACAACTTCTACAGGAGAGTATCGTTGGCAGTATGTTGGTTACGTTGCAGATCCTTCGGCAGCCACAGGGACCGCGGTCAACCCCGCGTCATACGATGCGGCGATTAACAATACGTCTGGCAACTCACTCATCTATTTCGTTGACCGCAACGGAACTCCTGAACTTTACAACAACTTCTTAGGCGGAAGCACAATTGCGCCTCTTATCTGCCGCAATTCTGCTGACCTTTGTATTGCTCAAATGTCACCGCTGCTGAAGATGCCTCTTGCCCCCACTTCGACTACGTTTGAGTACTTGCTTCTTCTGTACCATACGTTAGTTCTGAAGGCTCCGGAGCGTCAGTTTATCTTCAAGAACGTTGGCAAACTTTCGTAATTTTATGTACTCTTAAGGGGCCGCCGACTGTGTGCAGTTGGCGGCTTCGTTAAAAGAAAGGACCATCGTATGCCCAGAATTAGCGCCCAACAAGCCGCGGCTCTTGCCGCAGAAAAATTACAACAAGCCAACGAAGCGCAACAGAAAATTGCAGAAAATGCTTTAGCTGCAATTGAAAACGGTGTTGAGCCAGAGGTGGCTCTTTTTATTGCCGAAGAAGCAGCAAAGACCGAACCTGTTGTTGTGACAAGCAAAGTAAATGATGCATTGCCAAAAAGTGGAAATCTTATAAAAATGAAATTTGTTTTTAGCGGCGATGTTTTTAATTCTGGAACATATAATATGTGCGATGACACATATGGCGGATTTAATATTTATGCCGATAATAAAGGCGAATTTTTAATTGACGAAGTGTATGTTGAGAATCTTTTATCTTCAAAAGAGTTTGTGAGGATTGATTAATGGGAATTTCAGAATCTACACTTGCTAGAGACCCATCATTGCCGTCTTCATCATTAGTTGTTGATGATTTTAACGACGCACAAAGAAAGTTTTTTCTTGCCCAAGTTCCAATCATTATCTCAAAAGTTTCAGTTGTTGATAATGGATTGATATTTGATTTACCAGGCAGAAATTCATTTCTTGTCGAGTCTTCCATTAATGTGCATTTAGACGCAAGTATTGATGGTGGAACTTGGCACACACTCAATTCCAATACAGAGTCTTTCGTGCAAGTATTAAGCCAATACCCATGGAGATATTTTAAGTTACGACCGCACACGCCTGGACAGTCGGGCACTGCGACATTTGCCGCAGTAAAGGCATAAAATGAGCCTGCCAGAATATGTATTTTTTGAACGAGTAAAAAATTTTTACGAAGAGCTTCGTACTGGCAAAAGTTTATATAAAGTCGACGAAGTTCTTTATTTTCTCGATGCCAAAAGTATAGAAATGACAAAACGCTGGTTAGTTGACGAGCGTTTTCAGTGGAATATTGGCAAAGGTTGGTCAATGCTTACTCAACAACCGCCCGTTGTAGCCATGACTCTCGATAACGAGCAGGATCATTTACAATTTCTTGGAAATTACACTGGCGTAGAAAACGAATATAATTTAGCTGGTGAAGAAATAGCATACCATGAAACTTATGGCAGAATGAAAATGGGGACAATAAACTTTTTCCTTTTGGCTCCAAATTCTGACATGATTACTACCATGTATCTTCTTTTGCAGAGAGCACTTGCCGAAGGAGAAACCCCCACGGCAGGAGAGCCTGGGCTGAGGTCTTATGAGTATTATGGCATTTCCCAATTAAGATATATGGGAACAGATATCCGCCCAGACCAAAACATGCTTCCTTCTATGATGTTTGCTAGAACATTAAGCATTTCTTGTTCGTATGTAACAAAATGGGCTGGTTCTAAATATCCTGAAGATGAGGGGTTTGTTTCAAGCATTGATTTAGGAAATGTGGGTATAATTTAACATCGGAGAATAAAAAATGGTGACCAGAACTAGAAAAACAGAAATTTTAGATCCTGAAAAATTGGAAACAGTTTCTGATTTGACTATATCCGAAGAAAAAATTATTGAAGAAACCGAGATTGTTCCAGAGGAAATTGCCTCTGAAGAACATGCTCGATTTTCTACATTTTACACTTTAGAACAATGGTCATCCTTATATTTATACGAGAATCCGAATGACCAGTTTTTAATTCACGCATTTAAATCAATTGGCTCATTAAATGGTCCAATGTATGATACTGGAAGAAATTGGAACGACAGATTCAAGGCATGGGGATCTTCGCCTGCGTAACGTAAAATCATAAAAAGGAGAAAAATATGTCCGTAGCGTTTCAGGGCGCGGTCCTTGTGGCACCAGGAGTCGCGTCATATATAGATGACCTTTCATCAAGTGCTGCCGGTGTAGGCACTGCAACTGCTGTTGCAATTCTTGGAGAAGCAGAAAGGGGAGAGGGAAATCTTCCCGTTCTCTTTACAGATCCTGCAACTGTTCGTGCATATTATGGTGACGCAAGTGCAAGTAAGCCATTAGTTTGGGGCATCATTCGTGCAATGAATGCTGGGTCAGCAAGAGTGTACGGTGTGCGAGTCGGGGCAACAACGTCCGCGTCTGCGTCATTAAAAGCTGCCCCTCCTGCGCTTGGAAGTGGCGCAACGTTCAACGTCACCACAGACAGCAATGGTGCAGTCACCGGGGTGACTTTAAATTCAGGTGGAACAAAGTATTTGGCTGGAGATGTTTTAAACATTTCTGACCCAGGTACTGCTACTCCCACTACATATCAAAAGATTACTGTTTCAACAATTAATTCAACAACAGGAGCCATACTTACTTTTTCCACATCAACAACTGCCGGTGCAGGATACACCGTTTCGCAAACTGCGCAATCTGCATCAAATGTTTTAGTGATCCCAGTTACAAGAGTAGGATCGGATCTTATTTCGGTTACAACAAAAGAATGGGGAAGCGCTGCAAACCTTTGGGCGCTTGGCGTTGCTGACGGCACGAATAAAGGCAAAAAACTGAGCCTTTCAATTCATGATGGAAGAACTTATGTTGTAGACAACTTAAGCACCAACCTAATGCAAATTGAAAGAATTGTTCCACAATCATCTCCTTCCGGATTAGTTTTAAACACAACAGTAAGTGGTGGTGCTATCACTAGCGCAACAATAGGGGTTTCAAACGGAATTTACATCCGAGGAAATTCCTACCGACCGGAAGATCTTGTTAGTGTAAACAAATCCAACACCACAGGAACAACCGCAACATTTAGAGTTCTGACAGTAAATAGTACAGGCGGAGTTCTTACGCTTGAGCTTGTTAGTGGGGGATCAAACTACACAGCAAGCACATCTGCGGCAACGACTTTTTCCGGGGTGAGTCGCACATTTAAAACAAAAGCTTCTCTTATAAAGACAGGAGATACGGTTGCCTTAAAATTATATGAGGACATTTGGCCGGGAGGTTCGAGCACAAATGCTACTTCGGCATCAGCAAGAACAGACACTGAATTGTTTCCAAATGTCACAATTAATTTAAACGGTGCTGATGGAAAAGACACAATTGCAAAACTTGCTGCTGCAATTAATCAAAATTTTAATCCAACTTCAGGGTTTGGTTGGAAAGCAACTATTTCCCCATCGATTACCGACACATCAATTTCATCGTTGTTTATTGACAATTTTTCAGAAAAATCAATAAACAACTCAAATGATATTAGCTCTAATTTAACTCTTTCTCCTGTTCAATTAACGGCAGATACAAAAGCGGTTGCTGACGCACTAAATGGACCAATTTTGGGAAATTTTGTTTCGGCGTCAATCTTAGATGTCACCCAAACAATTGCGTCAAATAATGTCTACATTTTTTCTGGAGGAACAAACCTTCCTTCTGGAAGAACAACCCCATCAGTTTCTGACTGGGCAGATGCAATTACTTCGCTTGAGGCATTAAATGATGTTGATATTATTTGCCCAATGACAAGTAATGCTACCTATCAGTCTATGGTTCTAGGGCACTGTTTACAAATGTCGAGCATATCGGGCAAGAAGGAGCGAATCGCTGTATTTGGTGGGCCTCTTGGGCAGACTCTTGCCGAAGCCAAAGCGCTTGCTTCTACATTCAATAGCAAGCGTGCGGTTTTAGTTTGGCCAACAATCAAAGATTATGATGACTATGGAAATCTTTTAACATGGGCGCCTTTTTATTTAGCGTCAACAATTGCTGGAATACTTCAGTCTCAAAATGACATTGCTGAGCCACTTACAAATAAAACCATTGCAGTTAGAGGGCTTTTGTCAAATCCTCGCCCGTCCGAATTAGACGATATTGTTCAGAATGGCGTATTTGCACTAAAATTTGAGTCAGGAAGAGGACATGTGGTTACTCAATCGTTAACCACATGGACAGGAGACACAAAATTCGCCAGAAGAGAAATTAGTACGGTTAGGGCTACCGATAAAGTTGTTCGATCAGTTAGAGAGTCTTTATCGGGATTGGTAGGAAGCAAAAATACTTCCAAACTCCAATCTACCATTGGAGAAATTGTTAATTCAACTTTGCAAAACGCTGAATCTAATGGGCTTATTGTTTCTGGGCCTACGGGCCCTGCATACAAAGATATTGTTATTCGGACGGTTGGAGATGCAATTTTTGTAGATTTTTCTATAAGCCCCGCTATTCCTGCAAATTACATTTTAATCACTGCACATGTCATGTAAAGGAGAATAATTATGCCTGCTAGCTATTGGAAGACTGGAGTAAGAACAGGAGGAAAAGTTGTAATTGAGCTTGATGGACAGCCGATTGCTTTTGCTCAATCTGCAAGATTTCGAGATGATTATGGACTTGAGCCCATTCATATTATAGGACAATTACAAACTATTGAATATGTTCCTATGCATGCACGACACGAAATACAAATTGCAACATTAGTGTTAAATAGAGTGTCTCTTGCCGCTATGGGATTAGAGCCTCCTGTGGGCGGATCGTTTGGTGTTTTTGATAACCAGTCCAAAACAATGGGCCCGGGAATAGTTAAACAAAATCCCAACGGAAGATTTGGACCAGATATAACAAATGCAACTTGGGCTGCAAAGTTTAACGAAAATCAAATGTATGATACAGCTGTACAACAAGGAAAAGCGGCAAGCACTGATGGATCAGTAGACGCAAATATTTACACAGTTCTACATCAAAAGGTGTTTGATATCAAAGTTTGGGATGCCGAACCAAACAGAAAGGAGCAAAAACCAACTGAGAGTAACTACAATTACGCAGTAGACGGCGTTGGAATCTTGCTTTGGTATAAAAATTGTTTTTATGCTGGAGGCGATGTCTCTATTGATGCAAACAGAGCCCTTGTACATAATGTGACTTTTTATGCACAAGACAAAGATCAGGGAGGATCTTCTTTGCGAAATAGAAACGGTCAATTGTGGACCACATAAATATTTGTCACATTGAATCAGAAATGCGCCCATATTTGGGCGCATTTTCTTTTTATTGCATTTCTGCTATACTGTAGAAAATTTTGCTTTAGGAGTTTTTTATGGATTCGGAAAAATCGTCACTTGGCCAAAGCGGTGAAGAAAATATTTCAAATATAGCAGCCAAAGCTCTAGAAATAGGCACAAAAAAAACATTTTCTATTGACACAAAGCCATATGACCCAACACGGCCGTACGAAATTGACGGCGCTGCAGGACGAATCGGTGTGATTCGCGGCCATATGAATACACAACGTTTAGCCGGAAAGGCGGTCGCTGTTGCGCTTCAAGGATTAAATGTAGATCAAAGAACATATGAAATGACGTATATGTCAATTATGCTTCAGTTTGTTACACAAGCACCTGGGTATTTGCCCGCGTATGCAAATGGAAATGTGGATAAATTTTTAGAAAATATTTTTGAATTTGAAGATTTAAGTTATTATTATAACGAATGGGAGACTTGGAGAAACTCATTTCGTCTCGCAAAACCAACAGATTGACACCCATATACGAGAACGTGCTCTTGAGTATGTTTTAAATGCAGATGTAATTGAATGGTATCGTCAGCAATATTCGATAGAAATTGGAAGTGAAAAATATTTTTCTATAAACGAAGAGATTGCTTTAGAAGATTTTTACCGAAGACAATACTACGCAGAAATGAGATTTGGCTTAAGAAAATATGGAGACAAAAATCCAGAATTTCGCATGCCTCCTTTTACAATTCTCAAACAATTTGGCGGTGTATTACCTTCTCCAAATGGATTTGGCATTACAAATGAGGATACCGTTGATTCTGAAGAGCTAGAAAAAGCGAAACAAAAATCTTCTGAAAAAGAAGAAAATTATGATGAAATATTTGACGAAGTTTCCAGAAGCACAAGAAAAGATGAAGGGTATATTAAAAGACCACGAAATATAAATCCAGAAATTCCACCGCATCTTTCTCAGGAAATACAAAAGCCATTAGGAGGAATGGTAAAATCAGAGTCTGTTGAATATGGAATGGATGAAGATGAATTTTTGAAATGGGTAGAAGAAGAAGAACTTCGATCAAAAAAAAATGTTTGAAGAGAGCATTAATGGAAAACAAGGAACTGAACAATGACAAGGAGCTCAAAAAATTTTTAATAGAGGCTAATTCACAAATTCAAGCACAACGAAGGCGCAGCGGGATACCGCCGCGCCTTCGCGGCATTTTAGCCAATCCTACCCCCGGTCCAAAACGATATACTGATTTTAATATAGCAAAAAACCTTAAAAAGGACGATGTCTAAATGGCAGGCGCAGGAACTGCAACAGGCGGCGCAGCGGCTCTCGGTGCAGCACAACTTATTGCCCGATTGCTTGGGCCTATGGTTGGGGCCACATTAGGGCAAAGCCTTCAGCAAATTGGGCTGGCTTCAAATGAGCAAAAATATAGAGATTATGACATTGGGCAATTTTCGCGCCAATTAAAAGATATTACCCAAAATTTAAGAAGTTTTGGAGACATGGTTGGAAGTGTCACCAGAACAATGGGAATAAGCACTACCGAACAAGTGCAAGCAATGCGTACTGCGTTGAAGTACGGAGATCAAATGGGAAATGCGCAGTCAATGCGTACAAGCACACAGTCTGCACAAGATTCTCTTATTTTTGCTGTATCAAACGGAATTAATAGACAATTATATAATTCTCTCAAAGACATTATGGGACAAAGTGGAGTTATTGGGTCGACTAACGCTTATTCCATGAGTTCGTCTCAATTTGAACGATCATTTGCAAGAAGTGCGCAAATAGGCAATTTTGGAATGCGTACCCAAGATTATTTGCAAGGTGCCGTTGCATACACGCAGCAACAATCCTCCAAAGGCATTGCTGCTTTTGATCCCAGTAGTTTTCTCATGATGCAAGCACAAATAGGGCTTGCTGCACAAAAACCGGGTCAAGCATATTTGAACCAATTTGGTCAAAGCACTTTGTCTAAACTTTCAAATGCTTTTTCCGGAGCAACCGCCGCAACCGCTGGCCTATTCCCCGGATCTACGCAAATAGTGGTCGAGCAAGGGTCTGAGTACAGAAGACAAGAGTCTCAGTTGTCTCAACAGCAGGCTGATATTCGCAAACAAATGGCCGCCACAAAAGATCCGTTAGCACTAAGTAGACTACGTCAACAAGACCAAGAAATAGAAAATAAATTAACTACAGCAAGAGCAAGGGCCACCGAAGCGGAAGGATATCGTGGGGCTGGACCATACGGAATAGCAAGAGCATTGCAGAATGGCGATGTTTCTCTGCAATCAAAAATAGTTATGGATCAATTAAAGTATTTTGGATGGAGCAAGAGTGGAAGCGAGCAATCCAAACAGGATGCAATAAATATAGCTGCCCCTTTTTTGCAGCAAGCAGGCTTTAATTTGACTGCGAATGAAATAG